GGACATTAATAAAGGGAAAGGTTGTCTCCTTTCCCCTGTACAGAAAGAGGAGTCCACCCTCTCCTCTCCCTGTATACGGCAGGGACCGCTCTAAACCCAGTTAGGGACAGGGTTTTTAGAGTTACCGCTAGCTTGTCTTCTTTGGTCTTTATTTAGGCCTAAAACGAGGTGATTAGCTGACCCTTGAGGGTCTTCTATTGAAGCTCTAAGGAGGTCTAAGAACTCTTCATTTTTACGCCATTCAATCTGTTGTTGAGCAGAGATTGACATAGCATCTGTGAAATATTTAACACCTTGAGCTAAGCAGTCGAGTCTGTCGTCGTGTTTAACTGCGCCTTTTTCACGGCACATGCGACTCATCTGGTAGAAGAGCATGTATAGCAGCCGTTCTTCAGGAGGGGCTTGTTTGTTTGAGGAGTAATCCCAATCAACAACAGAGCGATCCACAACAAGACGATGCTGGTTGAGTACGGGTTCCAGAGTGTCGATAATACGGTCTTCTTTACGTACGTTGGCTCTAACTTCTTCGACATCAATTCCTTGATTAGTATTTATGAGATGTTTTTTAAATAGTTCAGCGACGATACCATCACCGAAGTTAGTTTCAATAACTAATTTAGTTACGTTGTATTTGCTACAACCTTTTAGAATGTCCAGGAGCGTCTTGTCTGAGTATCCATCTCTGTAAGCACGCACTTCGTGCAAGTACAGAAAACCATTGTGTTGGGAGATATAAGCTGCTGCTGTCTCATCTGAGCCACGACCCGATGGGTCAACTGAGCAGATTGTTTCTTCGTAGGGATCCCAGTTTCCTTGGAGCTGCATTGGACTGTAGAAATAATCTCCAGGTAAACCCACAGTGGGAGCGTCTCTGATGACGTTTTGAGGATCTGAGCACCAAACGATGGATTCGGGTGCAGTAGTTGGGTTAACAGAAGTGACGATAAGGTCAGCCATTTTAAGGGGGAATTTCTCAGCGTCACTGAGTGAGGTATCAAGCATGAACTGAAGCATGAAGTTGCTTCTGCCCATTGCTGCCTCACGTTCAATAAGGTCTTCATCATTAAATCTATCTGGGTCAGTTACTTGCCAAGGTTTTGCACCGCTATCAATATCTTCTTGTAATTGAGGTGCTATAAGGCCTTCATAAGCGGCTGTAGAGCGTGGGAAACGTGCTGGCCATATGAAGGGTCGATAGTTACGTTCAGCGAGCTTCCTATAGACGGTGAAGACAGTCTGAGGAGTACCTAAGTACATGATTCGACTGTCATCTTTAGGAGTAAGGATTGACTCAGCTTCAGTACAGAGTTGAAGGAGTTTTTCTCTCATCATTTCTGTCATTGAGTTGCCTGGAACTTCTACGTCGTCCAGGATCATTAAATCTGCCCTAGATCCCGTCAGTTGGCCTGTAATACCTACTGATTTGACTGAGGGGGCCTGGTGAGGGCTACAATTAACATCAAAGCTAATACGACTCCAGCGACTATCATCTGATTTAGGTTGTAAGTGAGACAGCCAAGGCGTCTCAATGATTAGTTTCTGTAGGAAGATAGACATGTTATCTGCACGTTCTTTAGACGCAGAGATAATCATGATCTTTTTTTCTGGATCTTTAAATAGTGTCCACAACACGAACGCACCAGTAATCCAAGATTTACCGATTCCTCGGAAGGCTTGAATCTGTAGACGCTTTGGACCGTGTTGTAGATAGTCTGCAATTGCATATTGTGCGCGTGTAGGCGTAGGTAATTCAAGCTGTCCCCATAAGGCTTGTAAGAACAGCTTGAAGTCTCCTTGCAACGCCTCTAAGACGTTATTCATATACCATCAGTTCCTAATACAAAGTTCACGCCACCATTCAGGAAACGTAAGCCTCTTCTTACATTAGAATTATTCATGACATTTTTTATTACTTCGCCTGGATTATTGGCTGCCCACTTCAATTCATTCATTGGGTTATTAAAGAGTTTGTCAGCAGTTTTTTGAGCAGTAGTTTGAGGCTGCTGTTGTCTCAGCATTTCTCCTTGTAATGTTCCATCAGCTAGCCCTTCGCCAGCTACTGATTCAACTAGAACGTCACCGACAATAGGTACTTCACCAACTAGACCACCAACAGTTTCTGCTGCTGCATTAGCAGCGTAGATGTTGCCTTGTTCTGTATTACCAGCAGCGTAAGCTTCTTTTGCTCTTGCAACATTAGGAACAACTGCTGCTGTAGCTGAAGCTAAACCCAACAACGGAATAAATCGTTCTAACCGTATACCACCATTAGCCTTAACAAGACGTGCTGTATTTCTAGCAGTCACATTGTCAATATCAGCTTGTGTGATACCAGCTTGCCTTAGCAGCTCTGGATCTTGCATTAGGTAGTTGTTTTGAGCAGCAGCAACTTGCATACCAAGTTCTGGCGTTGCAAGTCGTTCTCTGTTTACCTTAATGCGTTCATCAGACATTTCTGTGGACCAATTATCCTCTCCAGGAACTAGAAGCCCTTCTTCTACCAAAAGTTGATTTGCTGCATTCCTTCTAGGTGCATCAGCATTAATGCCCAACTTAAGTTCAAACTCAGCTTCTTGAATTGCAGGTAAAAATGCTTGGTACATTTCAGCACCGCTTTTAAATTTGCGATTCAAAGACTTGTCAGAACCTTTTGCTGTACCGTGTGGGTGAGCACTAAATTGTCTATCTCCTTCTATACCAAGCTCATACGGATAATTTCTAAATTTACTAGTAGCCTTATCTTTAGCTCCTGTATGAGATTGTTCTTGAAATGAATTATCGATGTTAGAAGCACTGTCTCCAAAATATCTCCCATCAGCTTCAGCTGCTTGGAGAAATTCAAGCATTACATCTGGATCCTGTTTCATCAACGAATCCATTAATTCAAGTGGAATTCCGTGATGCAATCTGTCTGAATGTACACGCTTTCTTTTAAGTGGAATATTCCTTTCAGAAATACCACGTAGTTTATTTTTTAGCTTGTCGCCATCAGCATCTTTTGCAAGTAAGTTTTCGACTTCATCAATAAATACTGAGTCGTCTGTTCCTGCAAGCAATCTAGCCATCCTAAGGTACATCTTAGGTTCAGCAGAGCTACTAATCTTCTTTCCAGCTTTTTTAAGCTCAAGATTTTCATACATCCGCCCAAGAATCTTGGCTATGGCTTTTTTTTTTATTAACTGAGCTTCTTTAGTATGAAATGACATAAAAAAAAGCCCCCTTGCGGGGGCGTGTTATTGATTAGTTGTTCAGTACCCTTTCTTCTTAGGACGTGGTTTTGATTGCTTTACTGGTTTCTTTTTCATTTAGTTAATGTGTGAAAGTATTAGTCCTTCCCTAAGAAGGTTTTGTCCAAAACGCTCTCTCATCCAAGAGCGCCAATGTTCACTTCCTTTGTCCTGATTGCAACTGGAACACGCGCATACAACATTCGATGAGATGTCTTCACCCCCCTTACTGCGAGGGAGAACGTGGTCCAAAGTGAGTTGATGTAATTCATAAGTAGTTCCGCAATAAACACATGTACAGCCAAAATGTTCTTTGATGCTGCGCCTCCAAAGGCGCTTTGCTTCAGAGGATGTCATGGTTATTAGGTTGTATAAGTAATGTTCAGGTGTTGGAAGTAAAGGGGTCATGCGTATTTGATCTTTAGGCGTGGTCGTCTGCGGTTAGTAGAGGGTTTCTCTAGCTTTCCTTTATTTGGACCTGTATGGGATGCATCTTTGCCATCACCATTGCCATAAGTACCAAGTTTCCGATTTAGCTTGTTAGCGTTAGTTCGGATTTTTAGCCCTTTTGCTGTCTTGTTGTATTTAGCCTGTTGCTTTAGTCGTTTCTTACGAGCTTCAGGGTTTTTCTTGTAATACGTAGATGTTTTACCTGCGGCCATAAAGTCTGCTCTGCACTAATTCGGGATCAATAGACGGCATTACATTTGCAAGCTTCGACAAAGGGTTACCTTCAAAGGCAACTCCACTAATGTCGTTCTTAGCTAGCCAGTCGCAAGCTGCTTTTAGGTCTTGAGTAGTAGCTTCCCCAGACTTAATCCGCTTTAAAAACTCAGTTGTTACTAGATTGTGGAGTTCGTTAAACTGATTTTCTGTCGCCTTATTCTGTTGCTTCGCCATCAGCCTCTACCTCTGGGGTGGCTTCATTCTCAGCTTGAACTTCAACTACAGGGTTATCTAGCAATGAACAATAAGTCATCGCTCTTTCAGCTTCTTCTTGAGAGTTAAACTCTTGCAGCACTACGCCGCGTACGAAATCTACCAGTTTGTAAGTCATAATTATGTGGTCCTGTAACCCTTGTCAAATGCTTTTTTAACTTTGGCTTGCTTTTTAAATAAACCTCGTGTTTCCCCATTAGTTGAACCAGTTTTTTTAGGCGGTTTTGCTGCTTCTGATCTATACGGGTCGTGTGTTACACCCCTTGGCATTAGCTATTCCTCAATACAATTTGATCTAATTTGTTTTCAATACGAATCATGTGATCTTCCATCCTGGAAACCAAGGCAGATAGATCACTTTTAGATACATATTCTTGAGCTACTGTTAGCTCTAAGTTGTCAATTCGACGGTCTAGACCGCTAATTCGTTCGTGTACGCTTCCTATTCTGTTATGAATTCTGTTATTTAATGCTGCACCACCGGCAATGATGGCGATGACAGCCGCCACCAATGATTCCATTATTCTCTACTTACTAGGGAATAATCCATTGCGAACAAATTCAACAGCTTTGTCATCAATATCGTTGTCGGTAGTTTCTGCTAACTTGGCGAGCATATCGACAATTAGCATTTTTACCTTTTCACTTTGTAAAAAAGAAAAAAGGATTGGTCGGATGATAGTAATCATAGGAATTTCCTAACTGGAGTTTCTGGGAAGATTTCATATTGCTCAAGTTCTTCAGGCACCTCACCAATCAAATTGATATGGAAGCCAGGCAGGGTTGTGGGTGCGACAAGTTCTTCACCTGTCTCAGGATCGTATTCACCACCTTCAGTGATGACGCCCACAACATCCATGCCCCAGCCAATGCCGCCAGTGCGGTAGCCACCTTCATCTACAACTTCCTCACCATCGTCGGTTTGAGTGACAGGGGCAGAATATCTTTCAGAAGGAATAAGAGCTGCTTGAGCGGCAGCTTCAGAAGTGAATTTAAAAAATCGTGTGTTCATGATGTGATTGCTTGGAGTTGTGCGTCAGGCAGACGCTCGTTGTAGAAGGCAATGCGGGAGATGTGTCCGTTTAGCCAGAGATATTGTTGGAATGATCCAATCCACATTGAATCAGCACTGCCTGGGACAAGTGACGAACTGCCTGTATATGGAGGATCCACTCCGTTAATAGCGCAACCACTGTCAGTGCCTTCATAGGCTTGAGCAACTGTATTAAATTGCCCTAAAGGATTGTATCCAGGGGTATCCTTAAAGAACCTTCGAACGGATTGAGGTGTCCTTGTCGTCACCTGAATATAATTGTCAGTCCCTACATAGTAATTACCTCGACCGCCGTAAACAACGGTTTTTGTAGCATTGCCCTGCGTACTGTCGTATGTAACTAGTGTGGGTTTTGCGTTTGCGCTTACGTCAAAGGTACTAGATTTATAGTACATAGTATTGGCTGTTATGTTATACCAACTACTGAAGTTATCTCCAGTAATCTCTGCATTATCAGCAGGTCTGGTTAACTCTGTGCCGGAAGTAGGGATAAGTGACGTTGAAAAATTGCCTTCTTCTAATTGCAATCCCCAAAACAGTACTTCA